CTCCGATAATGTTGCCTATTTCCTCAATCATTGTTCAATCTCCGAAATCGTACTCTGCATTATAGCCAGAGATCTCAAAGCCATACGGGGCACTTTGAGTTATGTTTATTGTGGGTTGAGGTCCGTACTCTCCCACTACAGGGATAGAATGGAACCCAGGCTCATCCAGGACAACAGCAATGGGATTATCTGCTGGGACAGTAAGGACTGGATACCCTGCGGCAGTACCACCCCTTGCCTGATTGAACAGCACTCTTAGTCGGCTTACATTCTTCTCACGACCAAGAGTTGAACCCTTACCAGGGATCATTAGTTCAGGGATATTGGGAGCAAGAGTCATGGTATAATTGTAGCCAACAACAACAACTGCCGGAGCAGAGGGGTGAGTGGGGAATGGGAGTATCCCACCAAGTATAGTCTGCACCGGATTGGCAGATACGTAAACACCGTCAGCGATGGCCGCTAGAACATCTCCCACGACATAAGGGGATCCAGGAATACAGTAACTTACTGCTATGCCCCCAGCATTGACGGCCATGTCTACTAATAGGTCTCCCCTAGCAGGGTCTGAAGTGAAGAAGATTCCATACCCAGTCGAAGTCCTGGCAAATAATGAAGGATTACCATTGTCATCCACAGTGCCAAGAATGTCCTCGATTGTGAAGTTGTCGTTCTTCCATTCTGACCAGCCAAATACATGGTTCTGCGGAACATAACTAAGGCACCACAACTTACCAGCGTCAGTCAAAGCAAAGAGATACTGAGTGGCAGTTCCAACCACGGCTATCCTGGTGATAACTTCTGACTTCGTTATGTGTCTAGCAAACTGCATGAGGTCGTCACTCTCGTACCTCCTGCGTCTCTCTTGGTATCCCATGGACCGGATAGTCTTACCGTCTCTTTGTATGAAGACGATGTTACTCCCGAAGACAGCCGATGCTGCGTTACCCCTAGATCCATATTCCGATTGCGACGAAACATTTATCTGGGTAGGCATGAGTGGAGCGTCCGCTACGATGTATTCCTCTTCTCCAGTCCCAATGAAGAGTGTGTTCAGGTGACTTTTCATCCATGATATGTTGCCCCCCTTCTTTGAGTTTATCTGGAAAGACAGCCCGTCATTCGCAAGTTCCCCACCTGTGAAGTCCCTCGTTGATCCGGACTTCGTGGAGATCACCGTAACGCCTAGATTCTGGGTTGAGGTAAGCCTTGTTAAGAGACTGCCAGAAATGTCTGAATTGAATCCAGCAAGGAATACTCTGCTTTGATGATACTCTATGTTCTTCATTTCCATGAGAACACTGGGGGCTAAACCCGAACCCTCTGGGACAGTTGGGTTTATTGCGGCACCCGTAAGTTTCCAGTTCGCCGATGGGCCGACCCCAGTCCCAGACACAGGGGACAGATTTAGTCCACCTTCCACCTCTTGCTTCCCAACACGGAATACTTGCGAGTCCACTATGGGGTTGGAGTCTCCGACAACTGCGGTGTGGCGAACCGTTATGCTGGCCGAAGTCGCCGAGGTCAGAACCTTATTTGTGAATACAGGGGTGTAACTGGTTATAGATGTAGAAGTGGACGGGCACCCGACCATGCCCACCCTCTGGACTTCATAGGAACCATTGGTATCCGACCCCCTTACTAATACTTCAGGGGTAACTCCATTCCGAGGTGCGGGCCGCCCGTCAGCCATAACCCCAGCGTCGTCCGTGGACGCAAGTTGCATTACAAGGGTGAAGTGGTCATCGGTAATGAGTGCTGCTTCCAGCGGATTGCCTTGTATTGCAACTATATAAAGAGTTCCGGCTTGACCTTGCAGGGTCGGGTTTAGTGCCTTGTCCGAAACATAGAAATAGGTAGTTTTATATCTAACTCCATGCCTATAGAGGACGAACCTGCCTACGGCACCCAGGTCTAGGCATTTCTCATGGTCCGTATCGAAACTCGAACTTATGCTAGATAAGGCAGTGGCCGTTCCCAAAGGCAACGCATTCCAGATGACATCTGGAGTTACCCCTGAAGTTGTAACTGTATCGGGAGTTAGAACCTTGCCAACATTAACCCAGTTTTTGTATGGCCCAACCCAGTCATAGTTGTCAGTTATATCTACACTCTGGCCTGTTATATCCGTAGAGGTTGCAAATTTATTAATCCCCCTATCCCAGTATTCAAAATCTCCAGGATCATACGAGCCGTCCAGGCCAAGGAAGGTGAACTCGTACCGTCCATCCTGTGTCCCCGTGACACTAATTGTGGTCCCTCCAGCAGTCGCTATCTGTACATCGGTAAGCGGGGAGGAGGTGGGCCATCTAATCTGCACGACATCTCCATCGCTAACTCCATTAGAGAAGGTAAGGCTATCTGCTCCATTGAAATTTATTCGGACAGTAGTCCAGAACTGAAAATTATTAGAACCCAACGGACCGGTGTCGGAATCAATTCGTACACCGTTAACCGAAGTGACATCTACACCGTCAAGAAGTCGTAGACCATAACTGTAGTAGTCGAATGTCCTGACAGTGGTATCTGATTGACGATCTCCAAGATAGGTGTAGAATGGGACCGAGTTTAGGTCAGCGTCAACTGGAGGTGCTACTTTCCAGATTTCCTCGCTATTCGTCCGTGGTATGTATGTGAAACCAGCGTTCAACGGGGGCCATGATCCAGCATTATAAAACTTGACCTTGCCGCATTCCCGCTCCTGGAAGTAGGGGGTTACCGATGTGAATAGTCTACCCTGGTTCGCTTGTTGACCAGCCAGTGCAACCCAAGTCAGTGTCGTTTCTGGCTGACTTGTTACTAGGTCAGAATTTATCGAATCAATCCTAGACCTTACTTCAGTATACGACCCGCTATCCGTTTTCGTAAACTCATGCACAAACAAGCCAGCAGAAGTCAATAGGAATAACTCAGTACCCGTCGAGCAAGCGTCTTCGATTAAGAAACCCGTAGTCTCTACGTATGTCCCTATAACTGTTGAGCCGAAACGTATTTCATATCCAAGATCGTAGCCAGATATAATGAAAGTGTCACCATATCCATTCACGAAGTCATATGCTTTTTTCCCGTTAGTGATTGACGACGAGTAGACACTGCCCCATCGCTTACGAGCAGATCCAGTTTCAGACAACATACCATTCTCCAGGGTACGACACCCCTTCTGGTACATCATGCTTTCATATTGTGCCCTAATATTAGGGTCCACCTCTCCGAAGCCGAATGCTTGCTGTGCGATATAGACCATTACATATCCCTAACGCCCAGTAGGCTTGTGTAACCCAGGATTTGAGGCGTACCTTCTTGTCCGTCTACTCCCTTGGCAGCGGTAATGGCCTCTTTAGCCATTACGTCGAGTTGACCAATCTCATTTGCAGACTTGCCAAAGTTGGTAGCAACATAGACAGCAAGGGCCATCCCCATTGCATGTTGAGTCAAGGATCCCAGTAAGGAGATATCAGCATCCTCTACATCAAAGACATACTCGATTCGGGCTTCTTTCTGGTTCGTAAGCAATGCCCTATATTTGGTGCCACTTACCGTCAGGATTTCAATCTCCCATATATTCGTGTGAATATTAGGATTTCCTCCTATGTGGTTTGGCCTGTTCTCTAGGCCATTCAATCGCCATACACGAAGTATGTCGTCAGGTAACTGATAGGCATAATCCCACCTGTTGAGTGCGGCATTCTCTGTCGTCGTGGTAGTAAGTGCTACTAGGTCAACTGTCTTCTTCGCCCCATTCCATACATGGTCTGTCAGGAACTGTTTCTTGAAGAGCGGGAACACACGGGTAAGTAACGTCTGTTGGGGGCTGGAACCTACTGTATCGGCTACGGTCGCAATGCCTAGCGTATTCAATGCGGTATTCCAGATATCTAGAACTGCCAAGGCTTGCACCTCCTTCAAGAGTCCAGGGACTATCGTAGCGATACCGGGTATCACTACTTCCAGGTTATTTGTTGTCGGCCCTACAGCCGTGACTATATCAGAAATGGATGCATTATCCGTAAATAATACAACTCGATCACTAATCGTACTTAATGAATCCCCGGACGAAGACGAGTCGGTAACGGATAGTTGCGTACCCCTAACTAGCAACTGTACGTCAGAAGTCGAGGAACTGTCCGTTATGTTGAGTATTAGCCCTTTAGAGGGAGTTAGTGTATCCGAGGTAGCAGCAGAGTCGGTAAGGGACAGCGTTCTATCTACCGTAATACTTAATGTATCGGCAGCAGTCGAAGAGTCGATCTTGGTGAAGACATCGGCACCAGACTTGATTGCCGAAAGGTCGTCGGATGCTGTGCTGCTATCTGTGCTTACTTGAGTAACCGATTTGGTTACGGCTAGGGTATCTGAGGATGAACTGCTATCTGTGAATGTCAGGGCTACAGACTTGGTTGCCGAGAGTGTATCGCTAGTTGTACTGGAGTCCGTCTTGGTGAAGACCT